GGTAAGTCAGCATCATTTAAATTCGTAACTAATGATTCCAATGCATCACACAGTATTCAGGGTCTAGTGATTACATTCGGAGTAGGAGACAGGTTATAAAATGGCAGGTTATTCAAGACAGTCAGTAGCAGACATTATCGCTAATGCGGTTATTAAAGCTGCACCAGTAAACGCAGAGTTTAACGCAATACGTGATGCCTTTGCTTTATCAGGCGGTCACAAACACGATGGTAGCTCTACTGAAGGTGCTTACGTACCTTTGATTGCTGATATAGACGCATTAAATAAAGTAGTAATTGATACAGCTAATAACCGTATCAGCTTTTACAATGAAGTATCATCTGCAGCAGTAGAACAGATTAGACTAGAAGATGGTGTACTTAAACCTGTAACTGACGATGACGTTGACCTTGGTGCTTCAGGTGCAGAATTTAAAGACTTATACATTGATGGTATTGGCTACATTGACTCTGTAGTTATTACAGGCGGTACTATTGATAATACTGTTATTGGTGGCACTACTCCTGCAGCTGCTGATTTTACTACAATGGACACCACAGGTAATGCTACTATTGGTGGTACTCTAGGTGTTACAGGTACATCTACTTTTACAGGAGCTATGTCTGCAGGTAGCTTAACTACAACAGGTAACTCTACACACGCTACTGTAGACATCAACGGAGGTGCTATTGATGGTACTATCATTGGTGCTACTAGTGCTGCTGCAGGTAGCTTTACTACTGTATCGACATCTGGACAAGCTACACTGGCGAGTGCTGATATTAATGGTGGTACTATTGATGGTGCTGTTATTGGTGGAACAACAGCGCAAGCTATCACAGGTACAACGATTACAGCAAATACAGGTTTTACTGGTGATCTGACAGGTGATGTAACAGGTAACGTCACAGGCAACCTTACAGGTAATATAACTGGTAATGTAACGGGTAACCTTACAGGAAATGTTACAGCTGCTACTGGTTCATCTACGTTTAACGATGTGACCATTAACGGCACATTGAATATGGATGCAGCTACTACTGCTACCATTACTAACTTGTCTACACCTGTAGCTTCAGGGGATGCAGCAAGTAAAGGTTACGTTGATACAGAGATTGCATCACTTGTAGACTCAGCCCCAGGTACACTAGATACACTAAACGAACTAGCTGCTGCGCTGGGTGATGACCCTAACTTCTCTACAACTATTACAACAAGCATAGCAAGTAAGCTACCACTAGCAGGTGGTACGATGACTGGTGCTATTGCTATGGGTACATCTAAAATCACTGGATTGGGTGACCCTACAGCTAACCAAGATGCAGCTACAAAGAATTATGTAGATACCCAAGATGCAACTAAGTTGAGTTTATCTGGTGGCACTATGACAGGTGCTATCGACATGGGTAGCTCTAAGATTACTACTACCTATACACCTACTAACGCTGCTGATCTAACTACTAAGACATATGTGGATGCTATCTTAGGTTCAGCTACGGCTGCTGCAACTAGTGCGGCTAATGCTGCTACCTCAGAGACTAATGCTGCAACAAGTGAGACTAACGCAGCTACAAGTGCTACTGCTGCTGCAGCTTCCTATGATGACTTTGATGATCGTTACTTAGGAGCTAAAGCTTCTGATCCATCTGTAGACAATGACGGTGATGCACTTGTAACTGGTGCTCTATATTGGAATACTACAAGTAATGAACTGTATGTGTGGAATGGTAGTGCTTGGGAGCAAGGTAGCTTTACTGCAGGTTCACTTTTATCTAATGTTGTAGAAGACACAACACCACAGCTAGGCGGTGACTTAGACCTAAACAGTTCAGACATTACAGGCACAGGTAATGTTAATATCACAGGTACTGTAACAGCTACTTCTTATAGTGGTGATGGTTCAGGTCTGTCAGGTATTAATACAGACTTAGTAGGAGATACCACACCACAGTTAGGTGGTAATCTAGACCTTAATGGTAATGACATTACAGGTACAGGTGACATAGATATAAATGGTGTTGTAACAGTAGTTTCTGGCTCAAATGAACGTGCTATTAACATATATGAACCTACTAGCGGAGGTACTCAATATCAAAGTATTGGTCTTGATACTCTTGGCGATTTAGGATTTTGGAGTCAGCCTTCTATCAGTGACCCTACTATTAAGTTTTCAGTCTTTGGAAGAGTAGGTATAGGTGTTGGTTCTAACAGACCTAGTTATCCTTTAGAAGTATCCAACACTTCAGGTACAGCTACCATAGCTATAGCTGCAGGGCTGACCAATTATGATGCCATACTTAACTTTGGTGATCCTACCGATAAAGATGCGGGACGGATTTATTATGATACTTCTGCAGATACTATGTCTTTTAGGGCTGGTGGTTCTGGTACTTCTTTTACTATAGATAGTTCTAATAATATAGGTGTTGGTACTTCCGCACCTAGTGTTACTTTTGATATTGCAGCTACTGACGCAATTAAAATACCTGCAGGTACTACAGCAGAACGTCCTACTGGTGCTAACGGTATGCTGCGTTATAACTCAGATGATGCACAGTTTGAAGGTTATGCTGATGGTGCTTGGGGTGCTATTGCTGGTGGTGGTGGAGGTGACACTCAGACTGCTACAACAACAAGCACAACACAAACAGCTATTGCATCTTATGCAACATCTACATCGTTAGGCATTGAGATAACTGTAGTAGCGACTGATACAGTAGCAACAGAACGCACTATCACTAAACTACTTGTAACACACGATGGTACTACAGCTGTAGCCACACAGTATGGTGAGGTTAATACAAACACAGCTGTAGCAACTTTTGATGTAGATATTAGTGGTGGTAATGTTAGACTTCTAGCAACAGCTGCCTCATCTAACTCTACAAACTTTACTGCTAGTGCAGCTATACTAGCATAACTTTTAAGCTAATCTGGAAAGTGAAAGATGGCTAATAATAAAGACTTTAAAGTAAAGAATGGTATTCTCTCTGATGGTTATTTAGAGGGAATAGGTACTATAACGACTGGTACTGCGGGTTATTCTTTAACTGCAGCTTCCTATGATAATGTTAGCTTTAGTGTTTCTTCACAAGAAACAGGCCCAAGAGGTATTTCATTCAAGACAGACGGTACTAAAATGTACATTGTCGGTCAGACGGGAGATGACATAAATGAATATGCGCTGAGTACAGCTTGGGATATATCTACAGCTACTTATACAACAGCGTTTAGTTTTTCAGGTCAATCCCTAACGCAGCCAACTATGGTTAGTTTTAAAGCGGACGGCACTAAAATGTTTGTTTTGGACACCACAATTCGTGCTGTTTATCAGTACTCCTTAAGCACAGCTTGGGATGTATCTACTGCAAGTTATGATAGTAAGAACTTTAGTGTGTCTACTGAAGATACAGCACCTTTTGGTTTGTTTGTTAAGGCTGATGGAACAAAGATGTATGTCACTGGTTATACAGGCAATGACATTAATGAGTATACATTAAGTACTGCTTGGGATGTTTCTACAGCTTCTTATGTTCAAAATTTTAGTGTTGATGCTCAAGATAGTAACCCTAAATCAGTCTTCTTTATCCCCGATGGTACTAGGATGTTTGTTACTGGGATCGACACTGACTCCGTTTATCAGTATTCATTAAGTACAGCTTGGGATGTGTCTACTGCTAGTTACTCAGGTACTAGCTTTTCCGTAGCTTCCCAAGAAACTAATCCAAGTGGTTTGTTCTTTAAGAGCGATGGTACAAAGATGTACATTGTTGGCTCTATTACCGACACTGTTTATCAATACTCAACAGCCATAGACACTAAAACCCTAGACTTATCTACAGGCTCTGTCTTTGAAGTTGCAGTTACTACTGCAGCCAAGATTTCTTTTAGTAATGCCCCTACGTCTACTGATGATGTTGTCTCTACTGTTTTAGTAGAACAGCAAGGCTACGGTGGTTTTTCTATAGAAGCGATGGCAGATGTAAATCAGACATTTTTCCTTAACCCTACAGGTTTTAACTACACATATAGGGGGATAGACTTTAAACCTGATGGTACAAAGATGTATCTATCAACGACAAGTAGCACTATGCTTCAATACTCGTTGTCTACCGCTTGGGATTTAACAACCGCTTCCTATGACAATGTAAGTGCTAGTATTACATCTAGTGCTGCAGGTTTAAAGTTTAAGTCTGATGGAACACGTTGTTTTGTTGTTAGTTATAATGGCGGTTACATATATGAGTACGATCTTAGTACAGCTTGGGATATTTCTACTCTAACTTATAACAGTGTAGTTCTTAATGTTAGCGCACGAGATACACAACCTTGGGATATGGATGTTAGCTCAGATGGTACAAAACTGTATTTCGCTGGTAACAGTACTGATAATATATATCAGTATAATTTAAGTACTGCTTGGGATTTATCTACTGCAAGTTTTACTACTGGTAATACATTTACTTCTACACAAACTAGCAATTTAGCTGGTTGCGCCCTTAATAATGATGGGACTGCTCTCTTCGGAACAGACTACTCTAGTAGTACTATGTATAAGTATGACCTCAGTACTGCTTATGATATAACTACTGCTTCCTATTCTAATATAAATACAAGTGCTATCAGTGCTGCGGGATATAGCAGTCCATTTGCTTTTACATTTAAACCTGACGGAAGTTCAGTATTTATTGCTACAGGTCAGGATTACGCTATTAAATTCAACACAAAAAACACTGGATTAGTTGAGTATGACTCAGCTATAAGCTTTACTTCTACTCCTTCAGCACCAAGCTTATTTGCTACAGATATTCTAACATTTAAGACTACAGACGCTGGTACAAGCTTTGAAGGTGGGCTTGCTATGAAGGGAGCTAAGTAATGGCTAACAATAAAGACTTCGTAGTTAAAGGGCTTGTAGAGATAAACGGTACAGCAAAACAAAAGACTGGTACTGTAAGTAGTTCAAGTAGTACTGTCACAGTAGATAATATTTCACAAGCTGTTGCTGATAATTTAGAAGTAGCTGGTATGAGTGGCACAGGTGGTATAGCATTTAATGCGGATGGTACTTATCTTTATTATACAAGAACTGATGAGATAGTCTATCAATATGCTTTGAGTACAGCCTGGGATACAACAACTATAGCAGGTACAGCGACTGCAACACTTGATGTATCAGGTACTGTAGGAGATTTAAGAAGTATATCATTTAATTCTGATGGTACAAAGATGTACCTCCAAGACCTTACTGCTGATACTTTATATCAATATAGTCTTACTACTGCTTACGATATAACTACTGCATCTTATGATAGTAAAAGTTATAACTATGGTACACAAACCACTTATTCTTTGTCACATTCGTTACACAACAACGACACTACATTAATAATAGTAGATCAAGTTAACCATACAGTAGATCAATACACTCTTTCTACAGCAGGTGATATTTCTACTGCCTCTTATACAGGTACAACATCTGCAATATCAGCAACTATGCAATCACCAACGGGTTGTGTGTTTAACTCTGACGGTACTAAACTTTATGTAGCCGCAACAGACCCTACAAATGGTACATATGCCGTATTTGAATTTTCATTGAGCACAGCCTACACTGTATCAACTGCTTCTTATGTAGCTAAAATAGGTCCGTTACCAACAACCTCCCCTGGTATAACTATGAAGCCAGATGATTCTTACTTATACACAGTATATGGTGCTAGACTTAGCTTTGATGTTAGTAAAACTACTTTTGATGTAGACCTTTCTACAGGTACTATATTTACTCCTACTTTAGCTCTAAATAGTATAATTACTCTTTCAAACCCTCCGTCTACAGGAACACAAAACTTTAAGCTAAATTTAGATACGACTGCTAATACTTCTTTTGATCTATCTAATACACCTAATATCGCAAAGGTTGCTGACGGAGTAAGTGGTATTAACAGTATTTATGTAAAAGATAAATCAAGATTTTATGGACTCAATCACAGTAGTACTGCGGTTTTATATACTTGGGATATGGTTGATTTTGATGTAACAACTCATACATCAGGTGGTACAGCTATAAATATGTCAGATTCGGGTGATTACGCCTATGCAGGAGGGGTATTCTTTAAACCTGACGGAACAAAAGTCTTTATTATGGGAAGTGGTTATAAAAGGTTTTCTGAATTTAGTCTATCTATACCTTGGGATATTTCTAGCCATACATTTACAACTTGGGTTGCTTATTCCCCAAGCGGTGCAAGTAATCCTACAGGTCATTTCTTTAAACCAGACGGTACGAGAGTTTATATAAATTATACTAGCAGTGTCTATCAGTTTGATTTAAGTACAGCTTGGTCTATAAGTGGCGGCACTGCTAATGGGTCTTTTACTTTTACAGGTAATAAGTATGGTTTAACTTTTAATGATGATGGTACTAAAATGGTAGTATCTGAATCAGCTAGTGTTAAAAGACTTGAAGAGTACACATTAAGTACTGCTTGGGATGTATCAACGGCATCTTTAACTACAACGTTAGATGGTCCCTATGGATTAAGTTTATCTTCTGCTGATAATAATACTAGACTATTTACAGTTTATGGTAGTAAAGTATACGAATATCAGTTTGGTGGTTCTATATCAACAACATGGCCTAGCAGTTTTAACTGGAATAACGGTTCTGAGCCAGAACTAACAGGTCAATCAGCCTCTATCGCATTAGTTACACCTAATGGTGGTACAACATACTTAGCTAAATAATACCAAGTGGAAAGTGAAACATGGTAGCTTTTAAAATAAAAAACGGTTTAGAGACAGGTAGGTATACTAGTGCTGTTGGTACTGTGGGTTCTGGCCCTGACTTAGATTTATCAACAGGTACTTACTTTCAGAGTTCTATAGGTGCAGATACTACTTTTAGTTTTAGTAATCCACCACCCTCAGGTAAAGCATTTAGTTTTACTTTAGAGGTGACTGCAACTGACAGTAAGAAATATAGTTTTGGTAATACTCTGCCAACAGGTATAAGTACTCAGCTGTACTATGGAACTAATACAAGTTACGATGATTATAGAATCATAAGAGTTAGACCAGACGAAAGCTCTCTTTTTACTATGGTGAAGTATTCAACTCAATATCAAATACAAGATCATAGTCTAACTACACCAGGCGATATTACTACTTTAGTAAGGGATGCTTATGGTGACTTCATGACTACAACAGATTTTAGTGACTTTTATTGGAAGGATGATGGTACAAGAATGTATAAACATCAAAGCAATGGTGTTATATACTGGAAAAATACAACTGCATACACCCCATCAAACCCAACAGTTAATTCATTTAACTTAGGTTCATCGTCAAGACAGAGGTCTCACATAGCAGATAGTGGTACTCGTCTATATGTTACAGATCACGATACAGACACTGTTAGACAATACAGTTTAAGTACAGCTTGGGATACGACAACAGCAACCTATGTTCAAGATAGTCCTGTAGTCGATGCTGGATTATATGGCGGTGTATCTGTAATTGACTTTCAAGGTTTATACTTTACTCCTGATGGTTTATACTTTTACATTTCAATGCGAGGTTCTACAGGTGGACATTTTAAAGTTCTGAGAAAGTTTGAAATGTCTACAGCTTGGGATGTATCTACTGCTACGCTTGTAGAAGAAAACTTTATAAATGGAATTGGAGCTAATTCAAGTTATTCAGGTGCTTTTGATTTTAATTCTGATGGCAGTACTATGTATATGTTTTATTATGACTATAATGAAGGCTTCTGGTATGCAATGAGTATACCAACAGAAGAACCTCTCTTATTGACATGGCCTACCAGTGTTAAATGGTCTGGAGGAGAAGCTCCTAGTGCGCCTTTAGATGGAGAAAAGAAACTGTTTAACTTTTTTACTACTGATGGTGGTACAACCTACTATGGTTCAGAGGCATACGAGGGTTAAATTATGAGTCAGTTTAATTTAATAGCAAATCAGGTTGCCTCTTCTAGTACAGGAGTTATAACTACGGTTACCACTGCTTCAGATACGTATGAAAACGAACCTAATCAAATGTTGATACAGGGGAATATGAAGAAAGGTGATGTAATCTTTTTCTTTGGTGCATTGTCACATCAACTAGGAAACATATCAACTTACTTAGTACCTACATTTACTTTAGCTTGGACTAAATTAGCTAACGTAGGTGCGAATGATACATATGATGCAAATCTTTCAGTGTACTATCACGTACTTCAAACAGACAGTTCTGCTATACCTCTTTGTATTGACGATGATAACTACGGTTACTATGCTAATTATTATAACTTAAACCCTGCAAGTCTTGCATTCGTAGTTAGGGGTGTAGACCCAAGTTCAATCTCAGCTAAAGCAGCGGCAACTGCTAATACTAGAAATGTATATTTTAGTTCTATAAACATATCTGACTCTGATTACGTACTATGTGTCGGTACTACTGGATCAAACTCTCTTCAGCCAACTGACTCTTTTAGTATTTCAGGTGGCTACATTGATATTGTTTCACAATTAAATGATAGATATACAGGCATTGACACCAGAGCTACAGCTATACTGCGAAAGCCAGGAACTTCAGGGGCTTACACTGAGACAACTTGGACACACCCTTCATCTGGGTCAGCTGACTCTAGTTGCGGCTGCGTAATAAAACTATCTCCTTTATAAATATAGACATACAGAAAGGACTACACAATGTATGTAAACACTATAACAGGACAATACCCCTACACAGTAGGACAGTTCCGTAAAGACAAAAGCAACATCAGCTTTCCAAGAAACATCCCTAACTCCTTACTAAGGAATTATGGTGTAGAGTATGTCTACACAGCAGAAGACCCTACCTATGATGCAAGCACTCATAAGATCGTACAAGGTCAACCTATCGCTGAAACAAACGGTACATACACAGAAGAGAATGCACCTACACCAGAGCTAGTAGGTCAGACTATCTACACAGGACGTTGGGTGTTAGAAAAGACAGCAGTAGAAATGACTGCTGAAGAAGCAACAGCATATGCTGAGACTGTAGCTACACAGAATCGCAACACACGTAACAGACTTCTAGCTGATACAGACTGGATGGCTTTAACAGATGTAACTATGTCTGCTGAAATGACTACTTATCGTCAAGCACTCCGTGACATTACTGATCACGCTAATTGGCCTCACTTAAATGACGCTGACTGGCCAGTTAAACCTTGACAAATAAGCATTTATGAGTTAAACTATGAGTGACATCAAACTTTCTCCAGAAGAAATAGAAGATATGCTAGATCGTGCTGCTAGGCGTGGAGCTAAAGAAGCTCTACGTTCTATTGGCTTACTAGACGATGATGCACACAAAGATATTACAGAGATGCGTAGCTTGTTGGAAGCTTGGCGTGATACTCGTAAGTCTATCTGGTCTACAGTAGTAAAATTAGTTACCGTTGGAGTCCTGACGTTTATTGCAGGTGCGGTATGGATGACAATGGGTAAATAAAGGTAAAGCATTATGGCAAGTCCAAACGTAAACATCATAAATAAAACCGTAACGCAGTCTCAGTATGAGGCTCTTGTAGAGAACAACAGGGAAAACCGTTTTACTGTAGGTGATGATTTTGCATTTACTAACGTGACTGTTGTAGATGATAATACAGGTCAGGTAAGAAGAAACGTAGTTTATACCCCTCGTTATAGGGCTGATGGATCAGCTTATATGCAAGTTGGGAGTAAAGCAGCTAGTACTAGTTTTTTATATGGAGATAATCACAGCTACGGTAGAACAGCAGAAGAAGCTGCACTAACATATGCACTAAAAAGAAGTGGAAATACTAATTTAGCTGCACAAGGTTATGCTAGAGAACATCAAAACCTAGTTAATATTTACACTAGCAGGGGTCAAAATGTTGAAAAAGCTACCTCTGCAGCAAACAGTCTTGTATACTCATCATCTGCGGCTGTCAAAAATATTACAGGTTTAGATCGAGATAGAGCTGTTGCTTTATGGGGTAGTGACCTTATAAGAGATAACAGAAACCTAGACGCTATTATTTCTTTCTCTGCAGAAAATGGCATTCTTAATCCTGAAAAGTTTTTAAATAATATGCGTAGTGCAAACAGTCAAGTACTACGTAGAGGTATCGCTCTTCCTCCTATCTCTAAAGAAAAAGATGCTTCAGGTAATCCTGTTGATCCTAACGGTATATTGAACGCACAAGGTCAGGTTGTAGACAGGCGTTTAGCTCAGAATAATCCTGATCTTAAAAAAATATCAGATAGTTTATACTTAAATACAAAGACTGGTTATGTCAGTGCTGCGGCTAGTAATGGTGTATTATTAACAACCGCTACTTTAGGTTCACTAAATCAAATGTGGTCTTATGGTATTGGTAAAGATCAATTCCAACAAGTAAAAGATACAGCGGATAGTATGGGTATCCGTTTGGTAGGTTTAGAACAGAGCACTTTGGATCAGATTGATTGGGATAGTGTAAGCAGTGCTGAAGGTGACAATAACCTTTTAAAAGATTATCAAGAAGTAATAGAACAACAACAAACTATTAAATCACCACAGGCAGTAGCCCCTGAAGCTGTAGTTCCAGGCACAACTACTGTAGCAACGCCACAGCCTGACTATACAGCTACGCCTACTGCTACTACAACACCATCAGCACAGGAATCTGTACCTACTACGCAACAACCTATTACACCTATTATGCAACAACCTGTAAGTACAACACCGTATACTCCCACCCCAACTACTATAACAGGACAGCCTGTAGGAGTAGGTGTTACACCAACAGGCGTATACCCACAAGCTCCTGTAACAGGTACTATGGGTACACCTTTACAGACTGCTGGTATGAGTGCTGTACCTCAGACAGTACAAGTACGTCCTGACTATACTGGTACAACAATGGCTAACCTTACATCACAGTCACAGCGTGGTTTTGGTGGACAACGTACTTACGCTAATCAGTTTGGACAGCAAGTAACAGTGACAGTAGACGCACAGGGTAACCCCCTTACGTATGTACCTCCTGGTTACGCACCTATAGGAACACAAAGTACTTCTCCTATGACTGCAACACAACCAAGCACACCTATGATGCCTACTACTCTTCCTCCTAATTATGCAGGTGTAATAGGTTCTACAGTGGCTAGTATGTTTAACGAAGGGGGTTTAGTAGAAGCTGAGAAGAGTATGGCATCTAAGTTCCTTGGCTTCAAGGGTGGAGACTTAGAGAAGTTCTTAGAAGCTAACCCTGCTGCTGCAGCTAAGATGGGTAAATACCGTACAGCCCTACGTAATAAGATGACACAGAAAGGTACTGTGTTTGCTCAAGAGGGTACTACTGTTATTCCTGCTGTTAGTTCAGCAGCGGCAGACCTATCTAATGTGACAACACTTAACGCTGGGGCGGCTGAAGGTGCTGATCCTTATCAAGAACAACTAGCTGCAATGCAACGGGGCGCTATCCAGCAAACCATGCAACCTACACAAGCTACAGTAGACATGCTACAACCACAGGCTGCTGACTTTATTGCATCTACTGCAGGTCAGACTACAGCAGTAGCTCCTATGGCTGAGGCTGCACAGGTAGGTACTGTAACGCAAGCGCAGATGCCTATGACCACTGCTGCTGGTCAGATGGCACCAACAACTGTTACTCCTCAAGTACAAGCTGAAACACAGGCTATGCAACCTGTTACAGGTACAGTGTCTGAACAAGCACAAGTAGAGGCTGCTCAACAAGTAGGTACATCTCTGTCAGGTATTGATGCTGCACAGGGTAACGCTATCTTGATGGACAACCCAGTACAACGTCAGATTGAAGACGGTGAACTTATATCTGGTGTAGCTAATGCTGAAACTGCTGCTTCGTTCACTGAACAAATACAAGCTGCTACAGCTACACCTTCTAATAAGGCTACTGTAGCTGGACAACTAGAAGGTCTTATGCAGCAGTTTGAGGGTGGGGAGACACCTGCTTGGGCTGCTGGGTCTATGCGTACAGCGATGCAGACACTAGCTGCTCGTGGTTTAGGTGCGTCTAGCCTAGCAGGTCAGGCTGTTATTCAAGCTGCTATGGAAGCTGCGTTACCTATCGCTCAGATGGATGCACAGACTACAGCACAATTTGAAGCTCAGAACCTGTCTAACAGACAGCAACGTGCAATGCTAGCTGCTCAACAACGTGCTACATTCTTAGGTCAAGAGTTTGATCAAGCATTCCAAGCTCGTGTACAAAACTCAGCACGTATTGGTGACATTGCTAATATGAACTTTACTGCTGAACAGCAAGTTGCCCTAGAGAACTCTCGTGCAGCTAACACAATGAACCTAACTAACCTGTCTAACCGTCAAGCTATGGTTATGGCAGAGGCTGCTGCATTGTCACAACTAGACATGGCTAACCTAAACAATAGACAACAGGCTGCTGTACAGAATGCTCAAAACTTCTTGCAGATGGACATGGCTAACCTGTCTAATGAGCAACAGACTGCTATGTTCAAAGCACAGCAAAACATTCAAGCTATGTTTACTGACCAAGCTGCAGAGAATGCTGCTGCACAGTTTAACGCTACAAGTGAGAATCAGACTAACCAGTTCTTTGCTAACTTATCTGCACAAACATCTCAGTTTAATGCAGCACAGCAAAACGCTATGGATCAGTTTAACGTAAATAGTATTAATGCTCTACGTGAGTTTAACTCAGAGCTACAGCAACAGCGTGACTTGTTCAATGCACAGAATGGTCTTGTAGTTGCACAGTCTAATGCACAGTGGCGACAGAATATTGCTACATTAAACACTGCCGCACTGAATGAAAGTAATGCTGAGTTTGCTCGTACTATAAACGGTCTTACAGAATTAAACATGAGTCAGATATGGCAACGTGAGCGTGACATCATGAGCTTCGCATTCCAGACAGCTAACAATAACGCTGATCGTGCTACAAGTATTGCTGTGCAGAACATGATTAGCAACGCTGCTAAAGACACAGCAGCAGCTACTAAAAGCGCTGGGTTTGCTAAAGCTGCGGGTACTATCATTGGCGCTATCGTAACAGGATAATAAAACATGGCAGATTTTAACTATGATATGTTTAGCTTGGGGACTAGAGCTAAAGAGAAATTAAAAGAAGTATCCCAAGAAGGCGCTACATCTGCTGGTATTGGTGCTAAACCTGCTGATGAACAAGAGCCTATGGATAAAGGCTTCTACGAAAGTATGTACGAAGCTATCATGTCTTACTTTGATAACGCAGAAGACGCTGATCGTGTTCTTACAGCTAAAGAGATTGACAAGGATCGTACTAAAGAAGAAGTCCTACGTGAGTTTGATGCACTAGATAGTTTATTATCTGAGGATAGAGAGACACCTATGTTAGACGCATATCAAGCGGAAGACATTGATGCTAGAATGACAGAGTTTGATGCGCAAGTAGGTAGATATAGAGATGCCATACCTGCACAAATATATACAATGGAATCAAGAGCAGAACAAGGTAATGGGTTAAAGGATGTTACAGATACGGAAGAAGGTAAACTATCCAATGAAGAACCCCTGTATAAAATGGCAGAAGAGATTGATCCTGGTACTATTGATGTTAGTGAGTTGCCTGGGAAAGGGTTAATGAGTCCTCGCCTTGATGGTAAGGATGGTGATCTAGCTGAATCTTATAACGACACAATAATTACTTCCTTTGTTGATAGAATGGGTGAACTAGAGGGAACAGAGGATCATGAAGCCCAAGAAGGGCAGCTTACATATGCTTATGGTATATTACCAGCAACGGCAGAAAGCTTAGGAGTAAACCCTGAAGACTATGAAACACGCAAAGAGTTTGCAAAGGTTGTATACGGTAAAATGCGTGATAATGCTAAAGAGTCTTACCCTGATGTGTTTGAGGGTATGAATGGAGAAGATCAAAAGTCTGTTCTTTCTTTGTATATTAACTTAGGTAGACTTCCTACAGGTGTAGTAAATGCATTAAGTGGTTCTGATAAAGACTTTCTTGCTGCAGGGGATAGCTTACTAAACGTAATACACTATACAGACAGAGATACAAATAAAAAGTATTCTTCTAAAGGACTATCAAAAAGACGTGCTTCAGAATGGAATACCTTAATGGAAGGTAGGGAAGGTTTTAGACGTGTTACTTCAGTAGAAGTTACAGGTAATAAAAAGAATCCTATTTTTAGATGGTTGGATGCAAACGGTGATGTAGTAAGAGACTACACTTCTAGCAATCCTTTAAGCCCTTCTAGTACCATGAACAGTGTGAGTGTGGACTAATGTTCGGTTTACCCCTAGAGTTAATTACAATGTTGTTCTCCACCGTGCTAGGTGGAATTATGTCTATCTGGGGTCAGTCCATGAAAGCCCGTCAGATGCAGAACGAGATGCTCATGCAACGTGCAGAGTTTAACCGTAGTGCTGTAGCTGATGCACGTGATGCAGGTAAGACAGATAAACACTTTGCTTGGACACGTAGGCTTATCGCTTTATCTGCTGTATTCTCTATTATTGTCTTGCCAAAGCTAGTCGCTGTATGGTATCCTGATGTTAGCGTATATGTAGGGTACACTGAAGCTACTGGTGGTCCGTTGGCTTGGTTGTTTGGA